ATACTTCAAACTAAATACGCAAGTACAAGAGTTGGAGAAAACATGAAGCGATATGCTGGTCAGATATTAAACGACTCATTAAGAGACTTTGATGCTACTTTAAATCTAAATAAAGCTAAAGATGCTGGACTTACTTATGTTAAATACTATGGAGACGTAATCCCTACAACAAGATCATTATGTAGAAACATGATTGGTGGAGTCTATGATAGAAGTGGAAAAGGTATTTATACTATTGATGATATAACTAGAATATGGAATAGCAATTCATGGAGTGGTAAAAAAGCTGGTACACCAATGGTTAATAGAGGTGGTTATAATTGCAGACACCAATTCTCTTATGTTAATCCTGATTGGTATGAGGAAGATGGAGAGCAATCAAATATATTAAAGGAAAGAACTCCAATAATTAAAAAAGAAAAAGGTATTAATGTATCAAGCTTTACTAATCCAATTTTATTTAGCAACATAAGATCAGTTCCAATTAAAGAATCAAAAGCTAGAATAAACAAAACAATACAAGCTGGTTCTGCTGATGCAAGATACGGAAGAAATGCAGATGGTAGTTTCAAAAATAGATTTAGAGGTGGTGCTAAATATGGAGATAAATTAACTGTTGGTGGTGCATCAGAAAAAGAACTTACTGTTGTTTCTGTATTATTAGATGAATTAAATGATTTGGCTATAAAATATAATATACCAAAATTAAGAGGAGTCAGAATTAGCAAATCAAAAGCATACAATATGGCTATGGGAGATGGTGTTCTATACATTGAAAAAGATTATTTAAAACGACAAGTGGCTAGAAGCGAAGCTAAAGTAACAGGAAATGCTGTTAGCACTTGGAAGTATGGAGATGATATTGCAAAAAGACCACGTGGAAGTTCACAATATTATAAAGATAATTTAGATGTTACTCGAAATGTTATGTATCACGAATTTGGACACCATGTTCATCAAATGAAATATGTAACAGCAACATATAAAGATAAGCTGAGAAGAATACGTGGAGATCGTGGTTTTACTCCTGAAGTAGAAGAAAAGATAAAAAAAATTCTACAAGAGGAAAGAAAAAAATTACCATTTAATAAACCTTTACAGATTGGAAATACTGAATATGGAGATACAAATGGAACTGAATGGTTTGCAGAACAATTTGCAGTATATTCAATGGGTAAATTAGATTCAATACACCCAGCATTTATTAAACTTATAAAGGAGATAGAAGATGAAGTGGGAAGATAGAATAAAAGAATTATTAGCAAAAGACTCTATAAATCAAAAAGAATATGACGAGTTTATTGCTATTGGTAATGAATTAAAATCCGAAACAGATATTGATATATACAAACAATATGGAGAGGGTATCTATTTATTATTAGCACCTGAAGTAAAAACAGAAGATTTTTAAATTTGCCAATTTTTAAACAATATGTTAAGACCAAAATAGACAATACGATTGATAATAATTATCAATACAGTTATTTCATTAGTTGAAATATCGGCATAACCCAAAAGGAGTACAAAATGTCAAACGAAACAAAACAAGCAGAACAATCAGAAAAAGTAGAAGAAACTTCAACACCTGTTGAAACAAACGAAACACCAATTAAAGCAGAACCTAAAAGCTTTAATCAAGAACAATTAGATAACATAGTTCAATCTCGTATTATGGCAGAACGAAGAAAATATGAGAAAAAAATAGAAGAAGAAACAAAAGAAAAAGTTGAACTTCTAAAACAAAAAGAACTAGAAGAAGCTAAAACAAAACAAGACTTGGAAAAGATAATGCAAGATAGAATCCAAGAAAAAGATAAAGAAATTAGTCAATATAAAAACAATCTTAAAAAAGAAAAGATTGATAATTCTATTTTATCTGTTGCTTCAAGTAATAGAGCAATCAATCCTCAACAAGTAGTTTCACTATTGGAAAAAGAGATTAAATTAAATGATGATGGCAGAGTAGAAATAGTTGATAATAATTCTAATATCCGTTATAACGATAAAGGAGAACTTTTAACAATACAAGATAGAGTGAAAGAGTTTTTAGATACGAACCCACACTTCCGTTCAGCAACCATACAAGGTACAGGAAGTAAAGCAAGTATCGGTGGTAATACTGTTAAACCTTTAAAATTACAGGACTTAGACCTTAATAACCCTGAAGATCGAAAAGCTTATGCTGAATATCGTAAGCAAAGAGATACAGGTGCAATTAAGATTAACTTAAACAATAAATAATAAAGGAAAAATACAATGGCAAACGAAACAACAGCAACAACACTCTCGGAACTATATACCGAGATTGTAGCAGAAGCACAATTTGTAGCTTCTGAAAAATCCATTATGAGAAACTTAGTAAAAAACTATAGTATCTCAGGTGGTGGTAAAGCAGTTGAAGTTCCTGTTTATGCAAATGTAAGTGCATCAGCAGTAGCAGAAGCAACTGATTTAGCAAATACAGCAATCAACCCTAGTTCAGTTACGATAACTGCATCTGAAGTTGGTGTTATGACAACCCTAACTGATTTAGCAAGAAACTCAGCACCTAGAAATGTTGCGAGTGATATTGGTAAATTGTTTGGCGAAGCATTAGCACGAAAACAAGATATAGATCTAACTGCTAAGTTTGATGGCTTTTCAACTGTACTAGGAGATGGCTCAACAGCTATCGCTTCAGCATCTGTTTTTAATGCTCTTTCAACTTTGAGAGAACAAGGTTTAAATTCTGATGATTGTGCAGTTGTGATACACCCTAAAATCGCCTATGACTTAAAAGCTGGTTTGACTAATACTTTTGCTAACGCAAATGGTAACGACCTTTCAAACGAAGCTTTAAGATCAGGATTTGTTGGTAGATTAGCTGGTATGCCAGTTTATGAAACTTCAAATATAGCAAATACTGGTACTGCTGGAGATTATAAAGGTGGTGCGTTCCATAAAGACGCATTAGCTATCGCTATGATGCAAGACATCAAAATCGAATCTCAAAGAGATGCTTCTCTAAGAGCAGATGAAATCGTTGCAACTTCTGTATATGGCGTTGGAGAAATCCATGACGCATATGGAGTTGAGTTGTGGTACGATTCTTCAATCCAAGCATAGTATCGTTAATTTTATATGGGCTAGAAATAGCCCATATATTACAAAAAGGAATTTATGATTAAAGTAAGATTATCATCAGAGAAAATAATAAAATTACAAAGAGGAAACAAAACAATTTCAAGATCTGAATTAGATTATGGCTCTAATAAAAAGATGTATGATTTTAGAGGTTTTAAACCAGTTCAAGATAATGTAAAAGAGGTTAAAGAGGTTCAATTTAAACAAGAAAATGTTGTTAAACTTAAACCTAAAAAAACAACAAGGAAGAAAAAAAATGAACAAGTGGTTAATATTCAAGATAAAAAAATTGATTAAGAAGATTTGGGTTAAAGCTAAAAACAATCCAATGTATTCAATACCTTTAGCTATAATAGTAATAATTATATTAGGAAGTTAATATGGCTAATTTTACTGGTGCAAATATAATAACAGCAACTGATGTAACTAAATATCAACCTGATGCTTTTCAATTTGGTATTTCCACAACTGCTACTGAAACTGTTAATTTCTTTGCACAAACAACTAATGATATTTTAAGACAGCTAAGAGTCGAATGGTGGCCTGTATATAAAACAAACATCTACACAGATATAACAGTTCTTAATACTGCTGAGATGGTAAATACTAGAGTTCAATTAGATCAATTTGAACGTGCTGGTGTTTATTTATTTTTGGGTAGATTCTTTTGTCCAGCATTATCTAAATTTAGACCTGAAACTGAAAAAGATAGATTTGAAAGAATGTCTGAAAAATATATGTCTGAATTTAATAAAGAATTTAGAATGATATTAGAAGATGGTGTTGAATACGATACTACTGATGATGCGAATATTTCTACAAACGAAAGAGAGCCACTTCACGGAGTCCGAAGATTAGTTAGATAATGGCAATATCTTTAAAGATTAAAACTAACGCAAAACAAGTAAGTAATAAAGTAAAAGGTTTTCAATCAGCACTAAGTAGAGCAATAGATAAAGGAGTCAAACAAGCTGGATTCCAAGTATTAGATATTATTAGAACTAAAACTAAAAAAGGAATAGATTTTAGAGATAGAAAATTTGCACCTTATAGTCAGGGTTATTTAAAACAATTAAATAGAGAGGGTAAAAGTACAGCAGTTGATTTATTCTATACTGGTCGAATGTTAGGTTCTTTGACACCCAATTCTACAGTTAAGTCAGTAGGAAAACATAGAGTGAGTTTAGCTTTTAGTAGAGCAGAAGAACGAAAAAAAGCATTATTTAATCAAGTTCTTGGCAATCCAAAAAGAGAATTTTTTGGCTTTAATAAAAGTACAGAAAATATTATAAGTAAACAGTTTAACCGATTCGTAGAAAAAGAATTAAAGAAATTTAAAATATGAGTGTAAGAGAAAACATAGCATCAAATTTATTAACTGTAATTACTAATATATCTAGTCCAATTACAATTAAAAAAGCAACTAGACAACCTTTTATTTTAGATGAATTATCTGAACAACAATATCCAGCAGTAATAGTTCAAACATCAGAAGAAAATAGAGATGATGCAGAATTAGGAAGTGGTGCTAAGACAAGACATGGTACTATTGATTTTGTTATTTCAGGATTTGTGAAAGGTGCAGAAGTTAATATAGATACTAAAAGAAATGAATTAATCACAGCTATTGAAACTGCTGTTGAAACCGATATTACTAGAAATAGTAATGCTTTAGATACTCAGGTTATTCAAGTTGAAACTGACGAGGGAAGTTTATTTCCTGTAGGTGGAATCAGAATGACAATTAGAGTAATGTATGAATATCAATCAGGAACACCATAGGAATAAATAATGGAAAGACTACTAGCTAAAATAAACAAAAAAATAGAACAAATAGAAAAGTTACACGATAAAGCATCTTTACTATGTGAAGAAGTTAAAGACATAACAGCAGAGATCGAAGAAGATCATGTTGAAGAAAAACCTTTATCTGAATTGGAAGACGATATAGATGATTTAGATGAAGAAGATATTGACGAAGAACAATAAAACTAATAAAAGTATATATTATGGCAAAAGATATAAAAGTATCAAAAGGTAACCAAGACATTATAATTAACGAGAGCAATCTTGAATATTATGAAAATAAAGGTTATAAGGTCGTAACAAAACAAGAAGTTAAACAAGAACAAGTTAAATCAAAAAAGGATAAAAAATGGCAACACATCACGGAAAAGAAGGAGTTGTAACTGCTGGTGGAACAGCTATTGGCGAACTAACTAGCTTTACACTTGAAACAACTGCTGACGTAGTAGAAGATACACAATTATCAGATGGTACTAAATCATTTGTAACTGGTAGAAGTTCATTTTCAGGAACACTTGAAATGAGTTATGATGAAACTGATACACCACAAGGAACTTTATTAGTTGGAAGCACAATAGCTTTTATACTATTGCCTGAGGGTAATACATCAGGAGACGAAAGTTTTGCTGGTTCAGGAATCATTACTGGTATGAGTGTAAATAATGCAATGGACGCAATAGTTTCAAGATCTGTTACTTTTCAAGGAACTGGTGCATTGACAATAGCAACTGTATAATCTTATTATATGTCAGTTATAGATAGAGTTAAAACTCATTTTGAGAATTTAAGAACTATTACTATTGAAGTGCCTGAGTGGAAAGATGAACATAATAATTCATCTATCTTTTATTCAGAACCTTTAACACTTGAAGAAAAAAATATTATTTTTAAGAAGTCAAACAACTTCCAAGATCTAACTGTATTAGTTGATTTAATAATAATGAAAGCTTTAATCAAAGATGATAAAGGCGAATTTCAAAAAGCTTTTAAACCTGAAGATAAATTTGCTTTAAGAAAAAAAGCAGACTCAAACATTATCGCAAATGTTGCTAATAGAATTTTAGCAGATACTTCATACGAGGAAGCCGAAAAAAAGTAGATAGCGACCCTGATGTCAGGTCGCTTTTAGTTATAGCAGATAGAATTCACATCACAATCCAACAAGTCTTAGAGATGCCAGTAAGCCATTATAATCTTTGGTTAGCTTACTTGAAAAAAGAACAAGATGGGTATAAAACAAGTCAATCGCTATCTGAAGCAAAAAGGTTAAAAACATAATGGCACAACAATTAAAAATAGACATAGTAGCACGAGATAAATCGAAACAAGCAATGGGAAGATTGCAAAGTTCTTTATCAAAAGTTAAAGCTTCTGTTTTCAATCTTAAAAATGCTTTTATCGGTTTAGGTGCTGGACTTGTTATTAAATCAATAATTAGTGCTGGTATGCAAATTGAAAATCTTGGTGTCCAATTAACAGCATTATTTGGAAGTGCAAAAAAAGGTAAAGAAGCATTAGATCAAGTTAAAAAATTTGCTGAAACTACTCCTTTTGAATTATCAAATATACAACAAGGTGTAACAGCTTTAGCAACTGTTGCTGAAACAGCAGAAAAAGCTGGTATTTCATTTGATGAATTATTAAAAATAACTGGTAACACAGCAGTTCAATTAGGTGGAGATTTTGCAATAGCATCACAACAAATTCAAAGATCATTTAGTGCTGGTATAGGTTCAGCAGATTTATTTAGAGATAAAGCTGTAACTGCTATGGCAGGATTTTCTGCTGGTGTTAAAACAAGTGTAGACGCATCAATTAAAGGATTAGCAAAAGCATTTGGAACTGGTGGAAAATTTGGAAATTTAACAGATGAATTAGCAAAAACATTATCAGGAACAATATCAAATTTAAAAGATACTTTGTTTAAATTTCAAGAGTCTATTGCTTCAGGATTCTTCTATGAATTAAAAAATCAATTAGGAGACTTGAAAAAATTTACTGAAGATAATGACGAAGCAATAAGACAGTTAGGAATCTCAATGGGAGAAAACCTTGCTACTGCTATTGTTAAAACATCAGATGCAGTAAAATTTTTAGTTAAAAACTTTAGAGACCTACAAGCTACTTTAGGAGTTTTACTTATTGCAATAGGTGGATTTCTAAAAATAATTGTTGGTGTTGGTTTAATTATTGATGACATGAACAGAAGAATCAAAAAATTAACAGGAGAGACAGGCGATGAGATTAAAAAAGTAAAAAATTTTATGCACGAACTATCTATACCTGTTGAACAATTAAATGAAGAATTAGAATATACAGCACAAATCATAAGAGATTTTGAATCGGAATTATCTATAAGAATTCCAAGTGCAACAGAAAAAGCTATGGAGAAATTTAAAGAATTAAATGATGGAGTTTTAACAGGCATAAAAGAAAAAACTGAAAATATACACATGATTATTGCTGAAAGTATTAATAGTGGAATAACAAAAATGTCTGAGGGATTAGCAAGATCATTAGTATTTGGAGAAAAATTAACTGATACATTAAGGAAGATGGCACAAAATGTTTTAGCAAAAATTTTAGCAACATTAATAGAACAAGTTGCAAGACAAGCAGTATCTTTATTTTTAGAGAATACTAAATTAGGAACTATGATTTCACAAACAGGAGAATTAAGAAGCCAAACTAAAGAATTAGAGAAACAAAAAAAGATAAAAGGTACTATGCAATTAATGTCAGGAAACCCAGCAGGATTTTTAGGATTTATGGCAAGTGGTGGTGCTGTTGCTAAAGGTCAACCAACAGTAGTTGGAGAAAATGGTGCTGAGTTATTTATACCAAATCAAACAGGACAAATTACACAATCATCAAGAGGAACTGGTGGTGGAAGTGGTGGTGGTAGTTCAACAGTTAATTTTAATATCACTACTTTAGATGCTAGTGGATTTGATGATCTACTTGTAAGAAATAGAGGAACAATAACTCAAATAATAAACTCAGCAGTAAACGAGAGAGGAAGTAATAATTTAATTTAATATGTCAGGTTCTTTCCCAATATCATCTGCAAAATTTGGAACTTTAGGAATAAAGTCTATGCAGAATACTATTATATCTAAAACTATTAGTGGTAAAAAATTAGCAAGACAGATAGATGGTCAAAGATTTGGTTTTACTATTCAAATTATAACAGCACAAAGATCAAATGTTTATGGAGAACTGATGGCTTTTATTATGAAACAAAGATCAAGCAAAGAAAATTTTACAATAATTCCACCTGAAATAGAAGATGCTAGAGGTAATGAAACTGGTACAGTTTTAATTAATGGAGTTCACGCAGTTGGAGATACAACAATTGATATGAACGGACATCACAACGACAACCCACACGCTTTTAAAGCTGGAGATTTTTTAAAGTTTGCAAGTCATTCTAAAGTTTATATGGTTATAGCAGATGTTCAGGCATCTAGTAATGCTTCAACAGTAACAATAGAACCACCTTTAATAGCATCAGTAGCAAACGATTCAGTTGTAACTTATGACAATGTTCCTTTTACAGTTCACTTAACAAATGATATACAAGAATTTGGTGTTAATGGTGCAGACAATGAGGGCAAATTATATTACGAATATCAATTTGATGTTGAAGAAGCTTTATAATGAAATATTTAATTAAGCATTGGGCAACAGTTGATATTATTGCTGAAGAATTAGTTGATGAAAAAGATATTAATATAGTCAATAATAATTTAGGTAAATATGAAGAACCATCAGATCAAGCCATTATTAAAGTTTTAAATATTAAAGTAGATAGGAGAACATACGAAAATGACAAGAAGTCTAACAACAACATTAAAGAACGAACTAGCAACAAATGATATTAGACCCATACATCTTATCACAATCGGTTTTGGCACTCCTGTTAATATTACTGATTGTTCTTTCCCATTAACTTCATCTATCTCAGGCAGTAGTGTTACCTATTCTGCTAGTAATTTTTTTTTAGGTATTTCAGATTTTTCAGAACAAACAGACGTAAGTAAATCAACTATCTCATTAAGTTTATCAGGTGCAGATCAAACTTTCATATCATTAGTTTTAAATGAAAATGTAATTAATGATACTGTAACAATTTTTAGAGGTTTATTAGCTGATGATAATTCTATTATTGCAGACCCATTCCTTTTATATAAAGGAAACATTGAAAACTTTGAAATACAAGAGGGAGAAAAAAGCAGTATTCTTACTTTATCAATCGTTTCTCATTGGGCAGACTTTGCAAAAAAGAACGGAAGAAAAACAAACAATACATCACAACAAAGATTCTTTAGTACAGACGTTGGTATGGATTTCTCATCTCAAACAATACAAGACATTAAATGGGGTAAGGCATAATGTATAATTGGTTTGATAAATTACTTATTAAATTAGCAAAAAAGATTTTAAATAGATACGCACCTAAAGGCGAATTTATTGCCTACATAAATGAACAAGAAGAAAAACATCTTAAAGAACATGGTGCTTATGGAAAACCTGTAAACAAAACAGGGATTAAATCTTTTTGGGGATTTAGTGGAATATTTAGAGCAGTATCATCAGTAGCTAAAGTATTTAGTGGTGGTGGTGGAATGAATCCACTTGTTTCTTTAGGAATAACATTATTTTTATCTTGGGTATTAAGACCTAAGACTCCTGAGATACCTGACTTTGGAGTTAATAGTTTTGATGATTTTGAAAAAGGTATTTTAATTAACAAACAATCTAATGACGCAAATATTCCAGTTGTTTATGGAGAACGATTAACTGGTGGTGTTAGAGTCTTTATGGAAAGTTCAGGAACAGACAACACATATTTATATATGGCTATTATTATGTCTGAGGGAGAAATAAACGATATAACTGAAATTAAAATAGATGATAAAGCTGTTACTTGGTCAGCAGATTTAGCAGATAATACACAAGTTACAGTTAATACTTCAGATAGTAATTTTTATAAAGGTTCAGAATCTTTAATTACAGTAGAACCACATTATGGAACAGATGGCCAATCAGCTTCTAGTTTATTATCTACATTAACTAATTGGACTTCAAATCATAAGCTATCAGGTCTTGCTTATCTTGCTGTACGTTTTAAATGGAATCAAGACGCATTTGTTGGAGTACCTAAAGTTCAAGCAAAAATTCAAGGTAAAAAAATAGTTACTTATAATTCAAGTTTAGTTGCACAAACTGCTTCCTTTTCAAAGAATCCAGCATGGTGTTTATTAGATTATTTAACTAATGCAAGATATGGAAAAGGATTATTAACTTCAGAAATTAATTTACAAAGTTTTTATGATGCTTCAGTAGTTTGCGTAACACAAGTAACACCTTATTCAGGTGGTTCAGATATAAATATATTTGATTGTAATACTGCAATAGATACATCAGCAAACATCATTGAAAATGTTAAAGAAATGATTAAAGGTTGTAGAGGTTATCTTCCTTATACTTTAGGTAAATATAGTTTAATTATTGAAACAACTGGCTCAGCTTCAATCACAATAACCGAAGATGATATTATAGGTGGATATACATTAGGTACTCCAAGTAAAAAAGATAGATACAATAGAGTTATATGTTCTTTTGTAAATCCTGATAGAAATTTTCAAGTTGATGAAGTTCAATTTCCACCAATAGACGATTCAGGACTTGCAAGTGGAGACCAACACGCAACAATGAAAACTAATGATGCTGGTTTTTTATTAGAGGGTAGATTTAGTTTTAAAACAATAACTAGCAAATATCAAGCTGAAGAAATGGCCGAAGTAATATTAAGAAGATCGAGAGATGCTTTATCTTTAGGAATAAATGTTAATTTTAATTCTTATGATTTAGCTATAGGAGATATTGTTAATGTTACTCATTCATCTGTTGGTTTTTCAGCAAAACCTTTTAGAGTTTTAGGTATTACTTTTAATCAAGATTTTACATTAGGATTAACTTTAGTTGAACACCAAGATGCACATTATACTTGGGCAACTAAAACACAAGCAACAACAGTACCTACTACAAATCTTCCAAATCCTTTTAATGTTCAACCACCAGCTAGTGTTACATTAACTGACCAATTAATTGCTTATAATGATGGAACTGTAATTGTAGCTTTAGATGTTGAAATAGGTGTTTCGCCTGATAGCTTTGTTGATTACTATCAAGTGGAATATAAGTTAAGTACAGAATCAGACTATAAAATTCACTCACAAGGTTCAGGATTATTTCAAAGAGTATTAAATGTAATTGATCAAAAAATTTATGATGTAAGAGTAAAAGCTGTATCTGCATTAGGAAGTTCATCTACTTATGTTTCTGCACAAAGAACCATTGTAGGAAGTATAGAACCACCACAAGATGTAACAGACTTTGCGTGTAATATTATTAATGGAGAAGCACATTTATCTTGGGAACAAATACCTGATTTAGATTTAGCTTATTATCAAATTAGATACTCAGCATTAATAACTGGTGCAACTTGGCAAAACTCAGTATCGTTAGTAGAAAAAGTATCAAGACCAGCAACTTCCATTGTAGTTCCAGCTAGAGTAGGTTCTTACTGTATTAAAGCAGTTGATAAACTAGGAAATTTCTCAATTAACGAAACTATTATTGCAACTAATGTATCAGCTATTGGAAACTTTAATAATATAACAACACAATCAGAACACCCTAATTTTTCAGGAACAAAAACAAATATAACTTTAGCTGATGGTGCTGTTAAATTAACTAATTTAGCTTCTGACGGAACTTATGCTTTTGCAAGTGTTATTGATATAGGTGCAGTTCATACATCAAGAATTACAGCAACACTAGTACAATTTGCAGAAAACCCTAGTGAACTATTTGATTCTGAAAGTGGTTTCTTTGATTCTAAAACTGGTTCTTTTGATGGAGATTCTCCAAGTAACTCAAACGCACATTTAGAGATAGCTATTAGTGATGATAATGTAACTTATACAGCATTTAAAAACTTTGTAATTGGAGATTATACAGCTAGATATTTAAAATTTAGATTATATTTAATTTCAAGAGATGGAGTTACAACACCAGTAGTAAGCCAAGCGATTGTAACTATTGATATGATAGATAGAATATTTAGTGGAAACGATATAGCTTCAGGCACATCTACAAAAACTGTTTCATTTACAAATGCCTTTAAAACTGTTAATTATGCACTTGGTATAACAGGACAAGGAATGGCAACAGGAGATTATTTTTTAGTTGAAAATAAAGCAATCGGTTCTTTTGATGTTACTTTTAAAAATGCTTCAAATACTGTAATATCAAGAACATTTGATTTTATGGCAAAAGGATATTAATACATGGCAACTCACGATTATATTATAAATAACCAAACATTTCCAAGTACAAGATCAGACTTGAATCTTGTTTTATCTGCTATTGTATCTAATAACTCAAACTCTACTGTACCCTCTACAACTTATGCTTATATGTGGTGGTATGATATTTCAACTACAACATTAAAATTTAGAAATGCTGATAATGATGCTTGGGTTTCATTTGCTACTTTTAATATGACTAATGACACAGTTAATTTCTTAGATAGCACAATTACAATTACAGGATTAGCAACATCAGCAACAGGCACAACTTTTACATTATCAGATACAGATAATAAATCTTCAGTAGATTTTATTATAGATAACGAAAAGAAAATTAAATTAAGAGAAGCAACATCAAACGGAACAAGTGCAATATCTTTTAAAGCACCTAGTGCATTATCACAAGATTATGATTTTACTTTACCTAGTGATTACGGAACAGTAAATCAAGTATTAAAAACAAATGGTTCAGGAACTTTATCTTGGGGTACTGGTGGTATTACAAGACCTACAATTTCAACAACATCATTAACTGGTGCACCAAACACATCAGTTCAATATACAATAGCTGGTTCAGGGTTTATTACAGTTCCTATTGTAGAATTTATTGCAACATCAGGTGCAATTACAAGAGCAAGTGCAGTAGCTTTTACTAATTCAGCATCAATTAATGCAACAGCAACTTTAGCAAATGGAACATATTATATAAGAGTAGAAAATAATGATGGTGGTGCAGTAAGAACAACAAATGCTATTTTAACAGTTTCACTAGCACCAACTTGGAGTACATCTGCTGGTTCAATAGGAAGTGTATCTGCTGGTTCAACAGTATCATTATCAGTATCAGCTTCATCAGATTCAACAATAGCTTATTCTGAAACAACTTCAGTATTAACAGCAACATCAGATACTCCAGCTTCAACAATGAGTTTATCTTTAAATAGTAGTACAGGTGCAATAACAGGAACAGCACCTAGTCCAACAAGTGAAAGTACCTACACGTTTACACTTCTTGCAACAGACGCAGAATCTCAAACTGCAAATCGTGAGTTTACAATTACAGTTGCAGTTAGTATAAACAACTCAGGACAATTTAACTAGGATTTATTATGGCATCAACAAAATTATCAAGAACAATAGGAACACCAACTAGTGGAACAAAATTTACAGTTTCTGCTTGGGTTAAAGGAAGTGTGGCAGAGGGTAGAATATTAACCTCTATTAATGGAAACAGTAGTCAAACATGGGTTGAATTACAAAATAGTGGAGCATTTAGAATTGCTAACTATGTTGGTTCTTACAATATGCAATTAATAACAACTAGATTATTTAAAGACCCATCAGCTTGGTATCATTTTGTAGTTGCTTTTGACACAACTCAAAGTACAGACACTAATAGAGTTAAATTATATGTTAATGGTGTCCAAGAAACATCTTTTACTACTACAACTTATCCATCAGTAAATTTAGTTTTAAAATATGGTGTAAGTGGACAAACTTTTAATGTTGGTGCAAAAGATACTGATACATATTGGAATGGTTTAATGTCTCATGTTCATTTTGTTGATGGTGCTGTTTATACACCTAGCACTTTTGGCGAAACAGATTCTACTTCAGGGATTTGGAAGCCGAAAACTTCTCCGTCTATATCTGAGTATGGTTTAAATGGTTTCTTTTTAAAATTTGAAAACGCAAGTGCTATGGGTACAGACAGTTCAGGTAAATCAAATACTTTTGCTGTTGGTGGTGGAACACCTACACAAACAAAAGACACACCTGATAATAATTTTACAACAATAAACCCACTGTTTCCATTATTTACTACTACATTATCTCTTGGAAATACTAAGTTTGTAACAGCTGGTGCTAGTTGGAGAAGTATTGGTGCAACTTTAGGAATGACTACAGGTAAATATTATATGGAGTTTAAAGATTTAGGTGGGACTAATACTGGTTTTGGTATTTCTGATTTTACTGCTGGTGGTGTTATTGATAAAATAAATAGGCTTGCAAGCACATACGCAGGTAACAACGCAAACTCTTATGGTTATCACAAAACAGGAGAATTTTTTTATAACGGAAGTTATACTGCAACAGGTTATGATACCTACACAACAAACAATATTATTGGAATGGCAGTTGATATGGACAATCTGAAATTATATTTTCATAAAAATGGAACTTATCAAAATTCAGCAAATCCGTCTGCTGGTTCAGGTGGATATACAATAGCTACCCCAGTAAATACATATATACCAACTATGTCTGTTAATGCTTCAACTGCTATTGTAAATTTTGGCAACGGATATTTTGGAACAACAGCAGTAACTACAAATAGTGGTGCTGGTTATGCTGGTACAGATGGTGCATCAATATTTAATTATCAACCACCAACAGGGTATTCAGCACTCTCAACAAAAGGATTAAACACATAATGGCATACACAACTATACCAAAATCATCAGCTTATTTTGAACCTGAAATTTATACAGGTAATGGTTCAAGTAAAACTATATCAACTTTGAACTTTCAATCTGATTTTACTTGGATTAAAAATAGAGCAACTACTGATATGCACTCTTTGTTTGATGCAGTAA